CCCAGCGGCACCAAGAAGATCAGCTTCACCGGGCTGATCACTTCCGCCGAATATGGCGCCACCGTCGGCGAGCTTGAAGTTATCACCTGTAACTTCACCACCTCCGGCACCATCACCACCTCGATCTGATCATGGCTTTCTATCGCGGCGAGCAAGGTACTGTCTTTTTCGATAAAGACAGCAGCGGCGGCATCTCCGAGATCGCTGCCGTGCGTTCATGGTCGATGACTGTTGAAAAGGATGTCCTTGAGACCACCGCTCAAGGCGCAACCTACAAGGCCAACATTGGCGGCCTTCTTGGTGGTACGGGCACCATGGAAGTGCTGTACGACGCCCCAGGCGCTGGCGATAAGCTGGACCTGATCAAGGATGCCAATACAGCAACCGATGAAGGCAATGCCTTCGTTGAGCTGTACCTTGATGAAACCGGCGGCAAGAAGATCACGGGTAGCATCGTGATCAACTCCACCGAATATGGCGCCACTGTTGGCGAGCTTGAAATGGTGACGATCAACTTCACCATGAACGGAACAATCACTCTGAGCATCTGATGCCTGCAACAACCCGCACCGTTGACCTGCTCACCGGTGCTTTTGATCTGACGCAACGTCGGCGGTTTGACGTGAAGAAAGAGGATGGCACAGTTGTGCTGTCGCTCTACTTCACGCCGATCACCCGCGCCGATCGCAAGCGTGCCACAGGGCTTTCGGGCACTGATGAAGCGCTGGACATTAGCACGCAAATGCTGTGCCACAAGGCAGAGCTTGAAGACGGCACCAAGGCGTTCGCCGCAGCTGATGCGGTGAAGCTGCAACGGGAGCTCCCGGAGCAAGTGCTGAACGAGCTGGAACTGTTTCTGTTTGGTCTCGGCCAAGCTGAATCTCTGGAGACAGCAAAAAACGACTAGAAGCCGACAACTGGCTCTTCTTTGAGTTCTTCCTGGCGACTGAGCTAGGCAAGACCGTGAGCCGGTTGCGGCAAGAATTGACTGATGATGAGTTCGTGCATTTCGCTGCGTACTACGAGGTGAAGGGCAAACGCGAGCAACAGGAGATGGACAAGGCAAAACGCCGCAGCCGGTAGACTGACCCCAAAGGTCGGTTCCTGCTGTGGCTGTTGCTGTTGTTGACGTACGGGTAGAAAGCTCTGCTGCAGTACGGAATCTGCGGCAGCTTGATCAGGCATCCAAGAACAGCCAAGCGTCAATCAGTGCATTGACCGGCAAGGTAGCCGGACTGGCTGCATCGCTGGCGGCTGGCTTTGCGCTGAGCCGTATTGTCAGTGATGTCAAAGAGCTTGATCGCAACATCCGCAGACTTGGAACAGTTGGCGTTGATGTTGCCAAGATCAACCCAGCATTGTCAAAGCTGAGTGACAACCTTGGCGGCGTTGCCAGCAAGGCGGAACTGGCAGCGGCGTCCTACCAGGCTGCATCAGCTGGCTTTGCCGATACTGCAGGCAATGTCGAGATCCTGAATGCCGCCACAAAAGCAGCTGTCGGCGGCCTGGCGGATACGCAGGCGGTGACGGAGGTGCTTGTCAAGACCCTCAATGCCTATGGCATGTCAGGCAGCCAAGCGTTCAAGGTAACGGACAGCATTTCCAAAGCCGTGGAACTGGGCAACCAGGAATGGAGCGACTACACCAGCCAGTTGGGCCGCGTTGCATCTACAGCGGCATTGGCTGGCGTCAGCTTGGATGAGATGAATGCGTTCATCGCATCTGCCACCAAGAATGGTGCTACGGCTGAAGTTGCGTTTACGGGCCTCAGCGCTGTATTGACGCAGCTGCTGCAACCAACCAAGGAAAGCCAAGACGCAGCCGCAAAGCTTGGCATCCAATGGAACCTGATGGGCCTTCAGACCAAGGGTCTTGACGGCTTGATGAGAGAACTGGCGATTGCCATTGACAAGGACAAGGAATCTGCGGCCCGGATGACTGGGAATACGGAGGCCATGCGGGGCGCGTTTGCTGCTGCCTCAAAAGATGGCTCTGACTTCAGGATGATTCTTGCTGAAATTGGCAATGCTACCGGCAAAACTGACGCTGACTTTCAAACCATGAAGGGCAGTGTTGAGAATACACTTAAGGCGCTTGATACATCATTCAAGAACCTGAGTGAAGCGCTGCTAAAAGCGTTTGGGCCGACGGTTGTCATCACGTTTCAGGATCTCACCAAAGGCGTCAATGGATTTGCGTCAGCGATGAACGCAATCCCGCAGCCGGTGATGAATGCCACTGGTGAAGTGATCAAGCTTGGCATTCAGATGGCGTTGCTGCACAAGGCAATCCAAGGAGTCATCGGATTGAGGGCTGGTGTCGCCGCGATGTTTGCAACTACGGCAGGGGGCGCGGCTGCGGCAGGGGGCGCGGCTGCAACTGCAACCCCTCAGGTCACCACACTGGGCACTGCGCTGCGCAGCATTGCCGCCATCGGTGGCATCACGGTGATGATTGATATTGTGATCAAAGGTGCGGTCGAGGCATTCAACACACTCAATGAACTGAACAGGCTCAGGGGGGAGCGTACGCAGACTGGCGGCTATGGGGCATCATTTGGTGGATCGGCAACAGCGCAACAGAAAGAAGAGCAACGCAAGGTCATCGCACGACTGCAAAATCAGTCGTTTATGGAAAAGGCAGGATTCACGATGCAGGGGCTTGCAGTTGCTCCGCAGGGGCTAATGCAGCTTGGCAACATGACAAACAATCTGATACTTGCAGATCAGAAGCTGAAAAAAGCGCAAGCCATCCTTGCGTTGCCGACAAGGGCTGCGGCCCCCGCTCCAAGACCGCCGGCTGGCAGTGGCATTATGCCTTCTGGAGTGCCATCGATGGGTGCCGGCACCAAGGCAAAAACCGCATCCAAAGACGCAGAGCAAACCAGGGCTGACATGCTGCGGGAATCCAGCCTTCAGCTCAAACTGGCGCAGGCGCAATATGAGCTGGAAGGCAGGATCCTTTCGGCTCGCCAGGAAGGCTATCAGCCGTTGGTGCTCGCCCGTGAGGCGCAAGCCAAGCTGCTGCAGATCACCTACGAAGCCAACAAGGTGGCGATGGATAAAACCTTGCCAGCAGCGCAAAAGGAAAATGAGCTGGCTGTACTGAAGATCCAAGCTCAAACCGTCGCGCGACAACTTGCGTTCGATGTGCTGAGCTACGAGCAAGAGCGCGTCAAGGCAGCAGCTGGTGCGATGCAATCACTGGAAGATGAGCTTGGACTGCAAAATGCCAAGCTGTACGGACTCGGCGAAGAATACGCACTGAACTTGCAAATCCGTGATCTCAAGGCGCAATACCCAGCACTCAACGAAGCTGACATCAAGACCACGCTTCAAAAAACGCAGGCACTCAAGCAACAAGCCAGCGCCGCTGAAGAACTGAAATCGCTCTATGCCGACATCGGCATGTCGATCAAGTCAGGCGTCGTTGATGCCATCCAAGGCGCCATCGACGGCACCAAGAGCCTGCAGCAGGTGGCTGTTGACCTGCTGAACAGCATCGCCAACAAGCTGCTCGAGGTGGCCGTCAACATGGCACTGTTCGGCGCGATGTCAGGCACCGGCACCGGTGGCGGCTTGCTTGGTGGATTGTTCAAACGCGCCCAAGGCGGTAGCGTCACCGCTGGCCAGCCGTATCTTGTCGGCGAGCGTGGCCCTGAGCTCTTCATGCCAGGCCGCAGCGGTGGCATCGCGCCGACCGGCAGCTTCGGCGGCACAGGTGTCAACGTGACCGTCAATGTCACCACCAGCGGCAGCAGCGTGCAAGGCGATCAGGCGCAAGGCAAACAGCTGGGGCTGGCAATTTCGGCAGCGGTACAATCGGAGTTGATCAAGCAGAAACGGCCTGGAGGACTGCTCGCCTGATGGCTACCTTCCCATCCACGCCAGCACCTGCCTACGGCGCCGAGAAGCGCAGCAGGCCTGCTGTCCGTAGCGTCAAGTTCGGCGATGGCTACGAGCAGCGCTTGACGTTTGGATTGAACCAGAACCCGAAGACGTGGGCGCTGGCATGGAACAACATCTCCGAAGCAAACTGCGACACGCTTGAGGCGTTCCTTGATGCACGCGGCGGGCAGGAGTCCTTCGACTGGACGCCTCCTGATACGGCAACGCCCTACAAGTGGATCTGCCGCGAATGGAGCAAGTCGATCCCATACACCGGCAGGGCCAATCTGTCAGCAACGTTTGAGCAGGTGTTCGAGCCATGAGCTTCACGGCCTGGACTGCCATTACTGCGTTCGTCGTCGGTGATGTACGACGCGCCACGACGCTGCAGACCAGCGGTCTGGTGTTTCGTTGCACCGTCGCAGGCACCAGCGCCAGCACCGAGCCCGCATGGCCGACCGATATTGGCAGCACCGTCACCGACGGCACGACCACCTGGCAGGCGATCAGCAGCGTCTACGAGGAGCTGGCAGCGCTGGCGCCTAATGCCATCATCGAGCTGTTCCAGCTGCAGCTGGTCGCTGCACTCCACGGCAGTTCTGACACCTACTATTTCCACGCTGGCGTCAATGCTGCCGTCACCGGCAACATCACCTGGAACGGTCAGACCTATATCCGCCTGCCGATCCAGGCCGAAGGTTTTGAGTACGGCAACACCGGCACCCTGCCGCGACCAACGCTCAGCGTCGCCAACCTCGGCGGCGAGATCAGCGCACTGTTGCTGCTGGCCAACGCCTTCACGCCAGGCAATGACCTTGGCGGTGCGATCGTGACACGCATCCGCACGTTGAAGAAATTCCTCGATGGTGAGGCGACTGCAGATCCGCACGCAAAGTTCGCCGACGAAGTCTGGTACATCGATCGCAAGAGCGCCGAAACCCGCGATGTGGTGCAATGGGAGCTGGCCAGCAAGTTTGATCTCGCCGGGATGATGCTGCCTAAGCGGCAGATCATCGCCAACATCTGTCAGTGGCAGTACCGTTCGGCGGAGTGCGGCTACACCGGCAGCAGCTATTGGAACGCCAAGGACGAACCCGTGGCCACTCTCGGCGCTGACAAGTGCGGCAAGCGGCTGAGTTCGTGCAAGTTGCGGTTTGGTGCTACGTCACCCCTGCCGTTCGGATCCTTCCCAGGCGCGGGGCTGACTCAATGAATCTGACCGATCGCCTCAAGACTGAAATCCTTGCGCACGCCAAGGCCGAAGATCCTCGCGAGTGCTGCGGGCTGATCGTCGTGGTCAAAGGTCGGCGTCGGTACTTCCCCTGCCGCAACATCGCCGCCACACCGTCGGAGCACTTCGTTCTTGACCCTGCCGACTACGCCGCTGCTGAAGATGCTGGCGAGGTCGTGGCGATCGTTCACAGCCACCCGACCACGCAACCCGCGCCGTCACCAGCCGATCAGCTCAGCTGCAATGCCACCGGCATGCCGTGGGTCATCGTCAACCCAAAGACCGAACAATGGGGCGGATGCGAACCGAGCGAGTTCGAATTGCCTTACGTCGGTCGTGAGTTTGTGTTCGGTGTCGTCGATTGCTACTCACTGGTCCGTGACTGGTATGCCCGTGAATGGAACCTGCACCTAAGCAACTTCGAGCGTCGTGATCTGTTTTGGGAGCGCGGTGAGAATCTCTACCTCGACAACTTTAAGAGCCAAGGATTCCGCCAGATCCCCTTCGCTGAACTCCAGCACGGCGACTCTGTGCTTATGCAGCTCGGCGCCAACCTGCCCAACCACGCCGCCATCTACCTAGGTGATCAGCAGATCCTGCACCATGTCCAAGGCCGCCTGTCAAGCCGTGATGTTTACGGTGGCTACTATGTGAAGAACACGGCCATGGTCCTACGGCATGAAAGTCGTTAAGGTCTACGGCGCACTCCGCAAGAAGCTGGGCCAGTGCCGCTTTGAATTCCACGCCGACACACCTGCCCAGGCGCTGAAGGCTCTTTGCGTCAACTTTCCTGGCCTTGATCGCTGGTTCGTTGACCGCGAAGGCGAGGGCATGTATTTCCGAGTCACCGTTGGCCGCGAGAAGATCACCAACGACGCACCCGAAGGTCTGGTGCTGCCTTGGAGTGAACGTGAAGTCTTCAGCATCACGCCAGTGGTTACGGGTGCGGGGCGGGGCCTTGGCAGCGTCCTAGCGGGCATTGGATTGATTGCGCTTTCGTTCTTCACCGGCGGCGCAACCATCGGACTGTTCGGTCTAGCCGCGCCGATTGCAGTCAGCAGCGTTCTGACGACCATTGGCACTGGCCTTTTGCTTGGTGGGATTGCTCAAATGATCTCACCTCAGCCTGAACTCGGCTTCAACACCGGTAAGGAAGCCGCACGGCTTGAATCGTTCACCTTCAGCAGCATCGTCAATACCAGCAAGCAGGGCCTGCCTGTACCAATCGCCTACGGTCGTGTGTTCACCGGCTCTGCCGTGATCAGTAGCGGCCTTGACGTGGATCAGCTGCGCTCCAACATCACGCCACCTGGCCCGACGATTGAGATGTGGCAGGGCTTCATCGGAAGCAAGGGGGCATGATGCTGATTCGTGGCGCAGGCGGCGGAGGTGGAGGCAAGGACGGCGGAGGCGGACAGCACACGCCGACCGAGGCGGATGACTCGCTCCAGTCAGTCCAGTACGCCAGCGTCCTGGATTTGCTCAGCGAAGGCGAAATCCAAGGCCTCGACGAGAATGCCAAAAGCATCTACCTCGATGGCACCCCGGTTCAGTCAACAAGCGGAACTGATAATTTCAGCGGCTACACAGTCATCACCCGTAATGGCACGCAGGCGCAGGGTTACATCCCCAGCAATACCGGCATCGAATCAGAGAATGGCGTCAATGTTGAGATCACCAACCCGACGCCCGTCGTTCGCACGATCACTGATACCGACGTTGATCGCGTTCGCGTCACGGTGCAACTTCCGGCACTCCAGATCATCGAAGACGATGGCGATATCGTTGGCCATTCCGTTCGCGTTCAGATCCATGTTCAATACAACGGCGGCGGTTACACCACCGTCACTGACGACACGATCAGCGGCAAGACCACCAACAGCTACCAGCGCGATTACATCGTTGAGTTGAGTGGTGCGTTCCCTGTTGACATCAAGATGGTCCGCGTCTCAGCTGATGAAACCAGCGCACGTCGCCAGAACAAAACCTACTGGTTCAGCTACACCGAAATCATTGACGAGAAGCTCCGCTATCCCAACAGCGCATTGGTTGGCATGCGCTTCGACTCACGCCAGTTCAACAACATTCCGCAGCGGAAGTATCTGATTCGCGGCATCAAGGTTCGCATACCTTCTAATGCCACGGTCGATACAACCACCTACAAAGGCCGCATCACATACGCTGGCGTCTGGGATGGAACTTTTGGCGCTGCTACATGGTGCGCTGATCCGGCTTGGTGTCTCTGGGATCTGCTTACCAGCACTCGATATGGCGCAGGCATCCCCGAGGCCAGCCTCGACCGTTACGACTTCTACGCCATCAGCCAATACTGCAACGAGCTGGTCAGCAGCGGATTCGGCGGCTTAGAGCCGCGCTTCATGTGCCATGTCCTGCTCAACACCAGGGATGAGGTCTACAACATCATCCAAGAGTTCGTCTCGATCTTCCGTGGCATCGCCTATTACGGCGCTGGTTCAATGGTGGTACTGGCTGACAAACCCAGCGACCCGCAATACATCCTCGGGCCAGGCAACGTCGTCGATGGCAATTTCAGCTACAGCGGCAGCTCGCAGAAGTCACGCCACAGCACCGCTACAGTCTCGTACCAGGCTTACGACACGCTGGGCGAAGTCGAGTTTGAGTATGTCGAGGACTCAGATGCGGTCAGCAAGTACGGCGTCATCAATAAGGACCTGAAGGCCTTTGGTTGCTACAGCCGCGGCCAGGCCCATCGCCTCGGTAAATGGGCGCTGCTGACCGAGCAGAACCTTACCGAAACCGTAAGCTTCGGCGTCAGCATCGATTCCGGCATCGTGCTGCGGCCTGGCATGGTGGTTGGCATCGCTGATCCAGTCAAGTCCGGCGCCAGGAGGTCAGGACGCATCACGTCTGCCACCACGACCGCGATCACGGTTGACAGCACCAGTGGCCTGCCAACAACAACAGCAAACAGTCCAACGATCTCCGTTTTGCTGCCTACAGGTCTTGTCGAGACGCGCAACATCAGCTCCATTGCTGGCAACGTGTTCACCGTGTCGTCAGCCTTCAGCGAAGCGCCCAATCCGGCAAGTGTCTTCCTGATCGAAACCACCGACATCCAAAGCAGCCTGTTCCGCGTGCTCAGCGTCGCCGAGGGCGAAGGCGGTGCGTTCTCGGTGACGGCTCTGGCTTACAACGAATCCCTCTACTCCGCGATCGAATCTGATTTGACCTTGGAATTCAGGGACATCAGCAACCTATCGGCCATCCCAGAACCGCCAAGCTCAATCACCGCAACCGAACACCTCTACGTTGATGGCCAGAGTGTGCTGACTGCCGTCGAGCTGAGCTGGATCAGCTCGGTGCAGCGCATTGACACCTTCCGCGTTGAATACCGCCTCGATAAAAACAACTGGATTCAAGTCGAGACGCCATCGCCTTCGGTACGGCTGACGGGTCTCAAGGCTGGCACGCTTTACGTTCAAGTCCGCAGTATGAACGGCATCGGCAAGCTCAGCTCTGCCGCTATTGCTGAGTTCACGCTCGTCGGCAAGACTGCACCACCAGGCAACGTACAGAACCTCACGATTGAGCCGATCAGCGCCAACAGCGCACGACTGCGGTGGGATCAAACCGTTGACCTTGACGTCAAGACCGGCGGACGCATCCACATCCGCCATAGCAACCTGACCGACGGCACGGCGACATGGAGCAACAGCGTAGACCTGATCCCAGCAAAGTCCGGCGCTGCTACTGAGGCCATCGTGCCATTGGTCGAAGGCGAGATCCTCGTCAAGTTTGAAGACGACGGCGGCAGGCAATCGACCAGCGAAACCAGCGTCATCGTTGATTTCCCTGATGCGCTCGGCTACCTCGTCGCCGATGCACGCCGCGAAGATCAGGATTCGCCGCCATTCCAAGGCGCTAAAACCGATGTGTTCTACAGCGGCGATTTCGATGCGCTGACCCTAGACGGCGATGGCAATTTTGATGCGATTCTCGACCTGGATCTTGTCACAAGCCTCGACTATCTCGGCAGCATCGTGACGATGGGCGAATACGCCTTCGCCAGCACGCTGGACCTGGGCGCTGTCTATGCCCTGGACCTCAAGCGCTACTTCGTTACCCGTGGCTTCTACCCGAATGACACCATCGACGCACGGCTTGATCTGATCGACAGCTGGAACGACTTTGATGGTGCGGTGGTCGATCAGGTCAACGCACGCCTGATGCTGCGCTCCACTGATGACAACCCGAGCGGTACGCCAACCTGGTCCGGCTGGCAGGATTTCGTAAACGGCACGTTCCGCGCTCGGGCGTTCCAGTTCAAGGCGCAACTCGAAAGCCGCAACGCATCGCAGAACATCCTGATCGATGCCTTGGGCTACGAGGCGACATTCCAGCGCCGCACCGATCAAAGCACCGACACGATCGCCAGCGGCGCAGGCGCCAAGGCCGTGACGTTCGACTATCCCTTCTACACCAAGGGCGGCACGGTCTTTCCAACCATCGGGATCCTGGCGCAGAACATGGCCAGCGGCGACTATTACGAGGTCACCAGCATCAGCGGCACTGGCTTTACGGTGACGTTCAAGAACAGCGGCGGCACGGCAGTGGACCGCAACTTCACCTACAGCGCAACCGGCTACGGCAAGCAAGTGTAAACTGTGGGCATAGTGTGAGCCTGATTTGTGGCCACTCATGATTACGTCATTGCCAACGGGACAGGTGCTGCGGTACGCAGCGACCTGAATGATGCGCTGGCGGCGATCGTCAGCCAGAACAGCAGCGCCACTGCACCCGCAACGACCTACGCATACATGCGCTGGGCGGATACGACCGCTGGCGTGATGAAGATGCGCAATGGCGCAAACAGCGCATGGATCACGCTGTATCAGCTGGACGGCGAATACACCACCATCGCCATTGAGAACGGCACGGCAGCTGCGCCTGCCTTCTACTTCAAGGACAGCGGCACTGATACTGGCATCTACAGCCCTGGCGCCGATCAGGTGGGCATCAGCACCGGCGGCACGCTGCGGTTCAGCATCAGCACCACGGCAACGACATCAACCCTTCCGATTGTCTATCCGCTTGGCGCTGTTGGCACGCCATCGATTACGTTCACAGGTGACCTCAACACTGGCATCTACAGCAGCGGCGCTGATGCGCTTGACTTCGCAACCGGCGGCACGCGGCGTGTTGGCATCGCCAGCACTGGTGATGTCACGGTCTACGGCGGCAATGTCACCCTCAACGCGCAAGGTGATCTGCGCTTTGCTGATTCCGACAGCAGTAACTGGGTAGCATTCCAAGCCCCGGCCACGGTTGCCAGTAACGTCACCTGGACCCTGCCGAGCACTGACGGCACCTCAGGCCAGCTGCTCAGCACCAACGGCAGCGGCACCCTGAGCTGGGCTACTGATATTGGCGGCACCAAGATCGAAGTCGGCAACACGAAAGCCGAGGTCACGGATACCGGCAGCAATGGCAAATTCGCGGTCACCGTTGAAGGCGTTGAAAGCCTTACGGTCAACAGCAATGGCACGACCACGCTGACGCCCAGCAACATCATTAAGTCCGGTACTGCCGTCGCTTCGACGAGCGGCACCAGCATTGATTTCACTGGGCTGCCTAGCTGGGTGAAGCGGATCACTGTGATGTTTCAGGGGGTGAGTACAAGTGGAACCAGCACTGTTCAGGTACAGCTGGGCACAGGAGCAGGCCCAACTTTTACAACGTCGGGATACCTCGGCGCTTCAATGGCTGTAGCTAGCACCACCGGCACCGCCGGAGAGCAAAACGGAACTGGATTCCGTATCTATGCAAACAGTGTTGCTGCTAGCGTCAACCATGGAAATATCTTTATTTCAAACCTGACCGGCAACACTTGGTCGCTATCTAGCGTTTTAGGCCAAAGTGATACCGCTCGTGTTTCCTGGGCAGGTGGTTCAATCGCACTGGCCGCAGCACTCACAGCCGTTCGTATCACCACCGTCAACGGCACTGATACGTTCGACGCTGGTAACATCAACATTTTCTACGAGGGCTGATCCATGCGCCGCATCGTTGTTGATCTGCAAACTGGCGAGCAGCGGGTCATTGAGCTGACCGCCGATGAAATCGCAGCAATCCAATCCCAGCCGGAACCGGAGCCGATTCCTGTGCCAACTCCTGCCGAAAAGTTGGCAGCCCTTGGGCTGGACGTGTTTGACCTGAAGGCGCTACTGGGGCTGAAGTAGTGGCCGTCCGCAGCAAAACCGGCACCGCTCGCATTGAGCACATCCCCGGCAAGCCTAAGCTGACGCGTCAAGGCCAAGGCGCACGCTCGAAGCCCAGTCACGGCCGCAAGAAGACACGCGGTCAGGGTCGCTAAGCTAAGTCCATGGCGATCTCACCAGGCACATACAACATCACGCTCCAGCGCCGAGCGGACTACAGCATCACGCTGCAATTCAAAGATAGCGCCGATACTCCAATCAACCTGACCAACTGGACCGTAGCTGCGCAAGCGTGGAATCAAGCACGCACCAGCAAGTACGCAGACTTCACCGTTACCTACGCCAACCGCAGCACTGGCACAGTTGCTATTGCATTGACCGATGAGCAGACAGCAATTTTCCCCAGCGAAGCCTACTACGATGTCTTGCTCACCAATCCT